GTAGTAAATACGATCATCACGGAAATTTGCATAATTGGTGGACAAAAGAAGATAATATTAAATATAAGCGAATAATTAAGGATATTGTAAAACAATATGAAGTATATGCTTCATATGATAAAATAAAATTTGATGCGGAGATCGGCGTTGGAGAAGATATGGCTGATATTTCTGGTTTAGCAATATGCGAAGAATATTTAAGAGACTTTCAAATGAAAAATAGTGATATTGTTCCTATTGCGTCGTTGTCTTTCCAGATGTTTTTTGTGTATTTCGCGTTCCAACAGAGACAGCACGTTTATAAAAAGGCATTTGATGCTCAACTTAAGACGAATCCGCATCCGATGGATAAATATAGAACAAATGTTCCATTGTCTCGTTTGAAATTATTTAGGAGTTTATACAATGTCAAAAAGGGGGATAAAATGTGGTGGCATTCGACAAGCACTATTTGGTAATTTAGAAATAATTAATTTTATTTAATTTTATCTGAGTTTGTATATTAAAATATTTAGAAAAGGTTTAATTTATTTTTAATCCTTACTCCCAATTATATTTTTTTTGTAAACTATATATATAAATGGTTCACCATTCTCGTCGTCGTACCCACCGCAGAAGTGCTTCCCGGGCTCAATCCAGATCTAGGGCTAGTGCCGCTACAAAGGCTGCCGCCAAATCCGCGTCTAAGCAATTGCAGAAAGCTCTGTCCAAGACAAAGTCTGCCACAAAGGCTGCCCAGAAGGCTGCCAAATTGTCTAAGACTGCTTCCAAGTCGCAGACAAAGATGAAGATGCAACAGGCTGCTCAACAGGCCCAACAGGCTGCTCAAGCCGCCCAACAGGCTGCACAAACTGCTCAAATGGCTGTCTCAAAGTCCAAGATGTAAGCGGGCCAACTTATTTTATCAGAAAATAATTTATATTAGTTATTAAATATTAGTTTAATAATTAATGCAATAATTTACACACGAAAACAAGTATATAGTATAATATTTTAATATATTAGATGGCTCGATTAAATAAAACAAGAAAAACATATAACCTTAAAAAAAACAATTATACAAAAAAGCAAAAACAGGCAATTGCGAATAAAGTTTACAATTTAACTGACAAGGATGTTTTAGATGATTTTAATAAATTGAAAGAAATCGGATGTGAATATTATAAAGAAATGAGTCAAATAGGCAACAACGTTGTAAATAAATATACAGCAATTGAACGTTTAAATACTACTGGAAAGACAAAATCAAATTTTTACGATGTCTGGAAAAATAGAAATATATTAAGTAAAAATGCACCAATTAAACGGATTATTGATTATTATCACAAATTAAATCCATCTTATCCTGAAGAAAAAATATGGTTCCGCATTTCAAACCTCTATTTTTCCGCTATTTCCATATTCAAACCGCTTATTGCAATGAATGTTTACTGCAAATTCAAACCGACGTGCATATTGGATTTTACAATGGGTTGGGGAGGAAGACTTGTCGGTGCGTGTGCGTTGAATATACCAAAATATATCGGCATCGATTACAATAAACGCTTGAAAGAACCTTATAAACGGCTTACTACTTTTCTGAAAAAAAATTCTAATACAAAAATAGATCTGCATTTTAAGGACGCTCTTTCGATAGATTATTCTAAAATGAACTACGACCTTGTATTAACTAGTCCACCTTATTATAACATCGAAACCTATGGTGGAAACACAGAAAAATCAAAAGAAAAATGGGATAGCGAGTTTTATATTCCATTATTCGAGAGAACATTCAAGCACTTGAAAAGGAATGGACACTATTGTTTAAATATACCTGCAGAAGTGTATGAAAATGTCGCATTAAAAGTATTGGGTAAACCCTTAACTAAGATACCTCTACCCAAATCAAAGCGATTCTCCAATGAAAATTATCACGAATTTATTTATGTCTGGGAGAAAAAATAATGTATAGCCTAATTAGGCATCTATTTTAGCCGCGAATGGGTTGATTAATTTAACAATTTCGGATTTCATTGTTGCGATTTGGTTTTGAGACGTTTCTAGAATTTTTGCTTCTACAATAGCTTCGTATATACTGACTCCTTCTTCGAAATCGGTCTCACAACCTAAATATAGTTCGACAATAGTAGATCTAGTTTCAGCGATGACAGACTGCAGTATTTCGTCTGTTAGTTCAGGATTAATCCTTATAACTTGTTTTCCATCTTCTGTTTGCTTGGCGTCTACTGTTTGCTTGGCGTCTTCCGGATCTTTCACATAGACAAACAACTTATTAATTACTTTTAATAATTGATCTTGTTTTTCGTTGACCCTTGTCATCATGTTTCTTAAATTTTCTGCATATTTGTAAAATAATTCATCCTTGTAGTTTCCGGTCAATTTCTTATCAAAAAGAGGATGTTCGCCTTGGCAAATTTTACTTTTTCCGTAATCTTTTATTTTTATATCCGAAAAACGCACAACGCTCTCAGGCATCGTCTCATTTCCTGTAAAAACAGAATAAAATCGCTTCAGATCTTGGTCATATTGTTGCTTTGTTTCCGCAGTCATTCCTTTGAAATCACCAGTTTCGTAATCATAATCATCATCCATATAAAGATCGACTAATTCAGGGATACCGACAATGTCGTCCAAACTATCTCCGCCGCTAGATAACCTATGTGCATAAATATCAGTACTACATATTTTGGGTGCTATTTCCATCTGGGTTTCTTGCTCCTTTGCTTTATCCATTGCATCAAAATCAAGTTGACTATCACCTCTCAATGCATCAACCCGACTATCACACAAATTAGCCTTTACTGTATCTATCTGAGCCTCTTGTGGTATCTCCGATTTTTCAGACAATTTTTTCCTAATTATTCTTCCAGATTCGTCTCTATAAATATACTCCGGGTTTATAGTCATCAATATTGCTGCAAATAGGTGTGCTATTTTAATATAGTATTTAGCTATATTTTTACAAATCATTGTTTTTCTCTCGGGATTGATATCATATAAATGATCAACATCTGATTTTTTTAAGAAAAGCACCCTTTCTTTTTCAGCCCCGTGCTCTATTCTATCACTTGCACGAAGAATGTCCATATCTGAGAAATATCGATTTATTATGTCCGATGTTAAAACGAGCAATTCATTGCAATATTCCATTTTGTATAATTGAGTCAAACTTTTAAAATCCATTGTTAAAATATAATATGTTGCAATATAATCAAGAGCATCATCTAATTTTTTATTACCGCCTTTCTGAAGATAAGATGTAGTATTTCCCATATTATACCTTAGTAAAATAATAAAACTGAAAAAACGGTAATAATGTATTTATTCTTTCAATGCGGTTTCAATAAAATGATCAATATTTTTGTTGCACAATAACGGTACATATTTATTTATCTTTGCATCATCCCAGTACCACCATTTAATTTCTAGTAATTTTTCAATTTGTTCTTTGGTAAATCTATATTTGATAAATTTTCCAGGATTCCCTCCCACTAAACTATATGGTTCCACATTTTTTACAATGTGACTATTATTTGCTATTATAGCACCATCTCCGATAGTAATACCTGACATTATTATTGAATTTTCACCAATCCATACATCATTTCCAATAACAACATCGCCTTTAGTTGCAGGATGTCCGACGCCATTAAAACTGTTAAATATATTTTGATGAATATGTCCAAATGGATATGTTGTAACCCAATCCATTCGGTGATTTCCTCCCAAATAAACATTTACATTCCCCGCAATCGAGCAAAAATTACCAACAATTAATCTAGCATTTTCTCCCCAAGAATGTATAATAGGTTTTCCATAACTATATTTACCAAAAGACATATTTATATTATAGTAATATTTATATTATAGTAATATTTATCTTACTAAAATATATACATTTATGTTATTGAAAATTTTAATATTCATCATTATCAATTTTTTAGTTTCATTTATGTCTGATATTATATTGAATGATTTATCCACAAATTATGGGATTGTTTCGTCATTGAAACCTTACTTTTACAAGCAACCTATAATTAAAACAGCGTGTGTTGCAGGTATTACAATAGTTCTAGCATTGATTTTGACAATGACCGCATCTAATCTCCTGTTCGGATTCTCAGTGCCCAGCAATTATCATAATTTGCTATATTTTTCTTTATTAGCATTTGTATTGGGTTTTATAATAGATATTTTGATTTACAAAATGAATATTTTTGGAAATCGTTTGACACTTTATTATAAAGAAGAAGGGGCTGGTTTTTGGGGAGCTACCGCATTTATATTTTCAATAATAATAAGTTATTTTATACAAAAAAATGTTATATGTATTTATTAAATGTCTGATGATATCAAAAATTTAATAAATAGAATTGAGATAATTGAAACAAAATTGGATAAAATTTTGGAACTTTTAGAGGTTGACTGCAAAAAGATGAGCAATCATATTGACTTTATTGAAAATGTATACGATAAGGTGAAATCACCCTTTAATTATATTATGAATGTTGCAAACACAATGTCATATAGTGATAAAAAAACGATTACAGAATCTTAGTTTGTTATAAATATAAATATAAATATATTAAAATAAAATTGATATAAAAATTTCTTTATTATAAGAAAAGACATAAAGAATGAATAAAGAAAGAAGTAAACGAAATAAGCATATATCTACCAATAAAGCAACATTATGGAATGTTTTTGATAATGAAGTAAATGGGACAATAAAGGAACCACTAGAATGTATTTATCGTGCATGTGGTGATCGCGAAAAATGTGAACAGTGTGACTCCAATTTAGCATTTTCAGATGAAGGATTTCTCACGTGTACTAATACAAAATGTGGAATTATTTATAAAGATTTGGTTGATCAAAGTGCAGAATGGAGGTACTATGGTGCAGATGATAATCAAAATTCCGATCCGACAAGGTGTGGTATGCCAATAAACCCTCTTCTAAAAGAATCATCCTTTGGGTGTAAAGTATTGTGTTGTGGTTCAACTAGTTATGAAATGAGAAAAATACGCAGATATACTGAATGGCAATCAATGCCATATAAAGAGAAATCACAATACGATGAATTTCAAAGAATCACGATTATGTCACAAAATGCCGGTATTCCCAAGTCAATTATAGATGATGCCATACGCTATCATAAGAAGATTTCTGAATACGAATTAACTTTCCGAGGTGATAACAGAGATGGTATTTTGGCGGCTTCTATATATATTTCTTGCAGAATAAACAACTTTCCTAGAACTGCAAAGGAAATAGCAACCATATTTCATTTGGATGTCACGAGTGCTACAAAGGGGTGTAAAAACGCCCTAATAATAATAAATAATTTGGAAAAAGATTTAGATAATAAAGACAAAACCTCATTCAGTAAGACAAAACCCGAAGCATTCATTGAGCGTTATTGTAGCAAATTAAACATCAATGGCGAGTTGACAAAATTGTGTAAATTTATTGCTATGAAAATAGAAAAGCAAAATTTAATGCCTGAAAACACGCCTCATTCGATTGCTGCAGGAGTTGTATATTTCATCTCACAAATTTGTAAATTAGCTATAAGCAAGCGTGATGTAAAAACGGTGAGCGAGATTAGCGAAGTTACAATTAATAAATGCTTTAAAAAGATAGAAAATATGAAGGATGATTTGGTACCGATATCTATATTAAATAGATATAAATAACACGTGATTCTGTAATTATTCTCTAATTAAATTTCTAAGTTAGATTTTCTAAGTTATATTTAAAAATTAAATTTGTATAAATAATTATAATGGCTGATATAAATACACAAAAGATACCTAAACGCATTTTTATTGTGCCATATAGGAATCGATTAGAGCAGAAATTTTTTTTCAGTAAGCAGATGAGTTTTATATTAGAAGACGATGATGATTACGAAATATATTTTTCACACCAATGCGATAATAGGCATTTTAACAGAGGAGGAACGAAGAACATTGGGTTTATGGCAATGAGAGAAAAATATCCAGATGATTATTTGAATATTACTTTTATTTTTAATGATGTTGACACACTTCCATTTCATAAAATTTTTGATTATGACACAACACCCGGTATTGTAAAACATTATTATGGGTTTGAATATGCTTTAGGGGGAATTGTCGTTATAAAGGGATCTGATTTTGAGAGAATAAACGGGTATCCGAATTTCTGGGGATGGGGGAATGAAGACAAGGTACTGCAAACACGTTGTGATCGAAATGGTTTGACTATTGATCGAAGTCAATTTTATAAAATAGGGAGTCCTGAAATATTACAGTTATTTGATGGAGTATCTCGGTTAGTGGCCCCAAGAGACTATTATTTGGGAAATAATGATAGTGGGGCAGACGGGCTATCTTCTATTACCCGACTAACTTTTTCTATTGACGACGAATCTTTAAACCCGAGTGATAACAAATATATTGTTGAAACCGAAAAAATAAAAATTATTAATATACTTTCCTTTTTAACGGCTCATAGGTATGAACAGAATGAATATTATGAATATGATTTGAGAGATCCAACGTCCAAGATTGTAAAACCTGAAAAAAGGCAAACTTCGCAGCGTGTTGTAACAACGGAAGAATGGTCGAATATTCCTTCTAGACAAGGACAAATAAATGGTGCATCATATTCAAATAGAAATATGCGTCCACCTCCACCACCAAATGTCAATATATTTTCCAGAGAATATGCCAATTATATAGGTGTTAAACCAAAGGCAAGTACAAGTGCTATTATTCGATTAGGTGGAGTTAGATAATCTGCGTCGTCTTTTTGTTTTTCGATTTTTTTTCAATTTTTTAAAAGTTTTTTGTTTTTTTCGTCTACCTAGACCGGTGTCCTTTTCCTTCTTAGCAGTGCTTTTACGCTTAGTTTGTGCTTTTAATCGAGTGACTTCTTCTTTAGTAGGCATTCGTAGTCCGTGTTCAATAGAAGCGTATAATTGAGAAATTTCTCGTTTTTTCAAAAAAGGGGAATATAGCTCGGTAAACTTATCTTTCCGATCATTTCCAACAATATTTCTAACAAAGGATGCAGAAATTGCTTCTCTTGGTATACTCGCCATACTCAACTCGTCCAAAGTGGCAGCATTTTTTGATAATCCAATAAATTCGTCCATATTTGGTCTATTTAATACGACGGTATCCAACTTTTCAACATTATCAAATTTCTCTGCAAATTTACCAACCGATTTAGACATGGTATCTCTGTCTTCTCCGATGACAAAAATTAAATTTAGCTCGTATTGTTGATTTGAATTAATTGTATTAGATAAAAGAGAGAATAAAGATGCGGATTCTGTTTCGCATTCAATGTGAACTCTTATATGAGTAGCGTCCATCTCTTGCTTCAATTGTTCTACCATTTCACGTAATATCGCGTCTTTTTCTGGGCACGGTATTGGATCTCCACGATTATCGTTTGTCTTGGATAAAAATACAAATATTTCATTCGAGTCAGTTTCAATTGCCTTTTCAATCATTGCTTTGATAATGAGTAAATGCCCTGGAGTTGGTGGATTCATACGCACCATACAAAAAATAATGTTTTTTATTGGGATAGCTTTTTGTGAGTGAGTCCTTGCAACGGCTGATTCTTTTTTGGAAGAAACGTAAGAAGACATATATTATATTTTTATTATAATTATTGGTAAAACATAAATTTAAATAATTGATAATTATTATATATTATGGAAAATATTAAACACGCTCTTTATATTAATTTGGACAGTCGTAAAGATAGGAAAGAACATGTTGAAAAACAATTGGAAAAAATCGGAATAAAAGCAGAACGGTTTAATGCTATTAAAATGGCAAATGGTGCAATTGGTTGTACTATGAGTCATTTAAGATGCATTCAAACGGCGAAGGAAAAAGGATGGGATCATTTGTTGATATTGGAGGATGATGTCGAGTTTTTAAACCCAGGTTTGTTCAAAACGCAATTTAATGAATTTTTAAATAGCAATATTGAATGGGATGTTGTTTTATTAGCGGGTAATAATATGCCCCCTTTTAAACAAGTTTGTGAATATTGTGTGAAAATAAGTAAATGTCAAACAACAACAAGTTATATGGTGAATGGTAAATATTTTGATACATTAATACAAAATATTAGAGAGGGGCTTGCATTATTGATGAAAAATCCACAAGATCACATATTGTATGCTATAGATAAGTTTTGGTTTAGATTACAAGAAAAAGACAATTGGTATTTAATAACACCATTATCGGTGACTCAGCGACAAGACTACAGTGACATTGAAAATAAGATAACAAATTATACAAATGTTATGTTGGATTTGGACAAGAAACGCTTTTATATGAGACAAATGGAGCAAGTTAAAACCGCGATGATGCAAGTATCTTACATGCCAACAAGCAAAGAACAAATTGAGCAATTACAAGTATTGCAAAAAATGAAAAGGGATATTGAAGAAAAACTGAAGGTATATGAAAAATAAAAACATAAAGATATTCATTTGATAATTATTATAAAATGAATAGAGTCGAACAGATGAAGAAAGTTCAAGCAGCTGGATTGGAACTATTTACAAGAAAAAACGCGGATTATGGGGACGCTTTTGCAAAATACGGTGTTATTGGTGTTCTAATGCGGATTGAAGATAAAATACAACGCTCACTTTCTATTACTAAAAATGGCGTCAATTTAGTGAATGATGAAGGAATAAAAGACACACTTTTGGATTTGCACAACTATGCGGCAATGGCATTAATGCTGCTAGATGAAAACGAATAAATTCGGTTGAATAAATCTAATAAATATCCTTGAAAAAGTGGCTAGTATGTATATTCAATACATTGCTTTTATATGTTTCATCCAAATGAAGACCAATAGAATAATCTTCCAGAAACTCACTATTGAATTTTGTTTTTTTATTTAATAAATCATCAACTGCGTCTTTTGACAAAAAATAAAAACGACCGCTGCAATATTTTATCGGCAAAATAAGCAAATCTTTGGGTAATTCTGGATGAAACATATAATATTTTGAAATATGTGCCTCTTTTACATCAATAACATTACCACCATAATGAACTTTCGGTTCTAGTCTTTCAACCATATCTTTTGCCATATCAAAAAAACGAATATTTGCGAGTGTCTGATCATCATCTGTTTTAAAAATGTACTTGTAATTAAACGTCTTTTTAACTGCTTCATAAGATGCGATTACCTTCTTCGGTAAAGAATTGTAGTCATCCTGCGTTTTAACGTATAATACTCTCTCGACCTCATCAAATAAAAACCCGCTATCTGAATCTAAATTGGGATTCCCGATGACGTGATAGTACTTTAAATAGTGTGGCAAGGATCGCAACCATGTATTCTTTTGCATTAATGCCTTTGGGCGATATTTTTCACAATTCATAATAAGCAAAATATAGTCTTGTTCGGAAAGCGACATATTATAATGTATAAATGTTGAATGATTTTAATATAATTTACACATTATAATATAATTTTATCTAAAATTCGATTCTATTCCAGTCATTCGGAAATAAATCGTGGGTCCTTTTTTCAATCATTTTGGGTCCAAACCACATATGCGGATAGCAAACAATCTTGTCTGGGTTAGAATTAAAATATGCACCCCACCAGCTAAAAGTACTATTTGCGATAATATTGTCTCGGGATAAACTCATCATCAATAATTGCTCCCAGTCTGCCAATGTATCCGAGGCTTTTATAAATTCTAAATTCGGAAACACTTTTTTTAACTTGTCGATCATTGTTGAAACAATTATATTATCGTCTTTTTCACAAAAATACAACACCTTATTTATTGCCGATCTTTTTGTTATAAATTGCAACGCATTTTTATAGTATTCAACTGGTAAAATAGGATGATAATCTTGCAGCGATTTGTAGTCACCTAATCTAAAATGCATACTGATCATTTCCGGGTAATTCATTGGATAGTCTTTCGCTATTTTGGCTTTTTGATTCTCCAGACCAATCATTCTACTAATCGATGAAAAATACTCGTCAAAATAGCGATAACTTTGGTAATAACCGAATAGCATTATATTACCTTCAACGTATTTTGGCAGTGGGGTGTATTCAAAATCTTTTTCTCTCAATATGACTGTTTTTAGATTGAACTGTTTAACAAACATTTTAAGATTCGAGAGAAAATTCCCCCAATAACTTGGCCTAACTGAGGAACCATTATTTACCACTTCTTGAAACACAAAGAGCTGTTTGTAAGTAATTGCATATGAAATAGCAGCGAATATCTGGAATAGTTGGTTGCCAAGACCACCCATTAATTGTACTGTAATCATTTGATATATTATGTTAACAACCAATTATTTTAAGTTCATTTATGTCTTTCTTATTTTGGATCAATTTAAAAATCCTCTTTCAACTCAAAAATATCCTCAGTCATTGTCTTATTCGCAAGAGCATAATCACTAACGCGGCTTTCGAAGAAATTGGTTTTTTGTTCAACCGATATTAATACCATAAAATCAAAAGGATTAACGGCATTGTAAATCTTGTCATATCCCAATTGAACAGACAGTCGATCTGCAACGAATTGGATATATTGTGTCATAAGTTCAGAGTTCATACCAATTAGACGACAAGGTAAAGCATCGCAAATAAATTCAGTCTCAATTTCAACTGCTTCTTTAATAATTTCATACACCTTATTTTTGTGCAGTTTTTTATTCAGTTTTTTATAAAGAAGAATAGCAAATTCAGTATGTAATGCTTCATCTCGAGAGATAAGTTCATTAGAGAATGTAAGACCCGGCATTAAACCGCGTTTTTTTAGCCAGTAAATGGAGCAAAATGCCCCCGAAAACATAATGCCTTCGACACAAGCAAAGGCAATAAGACGCGATGCAAAACTGCTCCTTTTATCAGCAATCCATTTTTGTGCCCAATCTGCCTTCTTTTTTATGCACGGGAAATTAGCAATTCCGTTGAACAGTTTATCTTTGTCTTCCGTATTTTTAATATATGTGTCGATCAAAAGACTATATGTCTGAGAATGAATGTTTTCCATCGCAATTTGAAAACCATAAAAGGCTCGAGCTTCCGCTACTTGTACTTCATTCGAAAATCGCATCCCTAGATTCTCCAAGACAATTCCATCACTCGCAGCAAAAAATGCCAAAATCATTGAAATAAAATATTTTTCATTCTGGCAAAGGAGTGCCCAATCATTCAAATCCTTGGATAAATCGATTTCTTCCGCACGCCAAAAACAATCCACCTGTTTTTTATACATTTCCCATATATCTTGGTGTTGAATTGGAAACATTACAAAGCGTTTATCATCAGGCGTGAGTAATGGTTCGTGAATAGTCTTTGACATCCTAAATAATATATACAGTAGATTTTATATTTTAATCAAATGAATAAATTATTTGTTTAATTATTTTAGACATTGTAGGGAAAAAGTTATATTCAATAAAATATAAATCACCTACACATAATTTTGTAATTTGTAGAAAGGAGATAAATTAGCAAAAATTATATAAGAAAGACATAAAATGTTATGATGTTTGTTAACAACATTATTAATTGCTGAATTATCATTGTAATTTTACCATAAACAGAAGGATGACCCAGGTTGGAAATACCCACGCCGGCCTGAATTGTTGTGCTTAACAGAAAATAATCCAAAAAGGGTTTTTTATTATCGATTTTGTCGTGTAATTTATAATAGCAAATGGAAAAAATAATAATGCATAAAAAATGGAAAATAAATGTTATAAAAATTAATTTCATATATTATAAAATATTATAAAATATTAAAAAATTATTTTTAATTTAAATAATTAGAGGAAGATAATAAAATAATAATATAATATATAATAAATGCCAAAACGGGGACCAATTGGTAGAACGAGACGTCAAATGCGTAAAGCACACAGGGGATGGTCCTTTTCTTCATCATCTTCGCCTAGACATTCAAGAATTGCTTCTAGAATGTCAATTCATAATCATATCCCTTTTAGGAATGAGACAAGAAGAAGATCAATCTCGTCAAAATCGTCGAAACATTCGGCGTGGCGAAGTGTGAGTAGTGCAAATAAAATGGGTAGCAAAAAGTAAAAATTTATAATATTATTTAATAGCCATATTATAAATGAATAAAATTGTAGAAATAGGAGACGCGAGTCAAATGGGAGACGAGAGTCAAATGGGAGACGAGATTCAAATGGGAGACGCGAGTCAAATGGGCGACATCGACTCAATCCCTTTTATTATTGAAAAAGTAAGGGAAATTGAATACCCCGAATTTCAGTTGAGTTTAGCTAAAAGAGACGGAATATTAACACAGATTGAAGGTCAAATAGAAGCAAAACGCAAATTGTTAATAAATAAAAGATCCTATCTGGAAAAAAATTTGAAGGAAAATTCATTTTTAGAAGGAGTTAAAGAAGATTATCAAAAATATAGAGATTATATTGTAAATGAAAAACAAGAACAATTGAGAGCAATGAATATATTGAAGCAATACACAGAGGATTTGGAGGTTAGTACAAAGATGACAGATGCAAACATTAAACAAACCAAGAAAGATCAGCACGATATTTTGAGAGAAATGGAAAGAATTAAAAAAGAATTGAATGAAATAATCGGATCTAACTAAATAGTCGTAATAATTCAAAAATCAAATAAAATATTTTTATATATAAATGGCGTCAGCCGCACCAGGATCTGCATTAACATTAAAATCAGTTATTAAAGAATTTCAACAAAAATTTGCTAATTTGAAAGGAAGAATTGATGGTTTTGCAATTAACGCATCACAACATAAAGAACAGTTCAATCAAAAAATTATGGATTTAAATACTGTTATTGAAAGTATTAAAGCCAAGATTGCTAATAGTAATTCTGCCATAGAAATAAAAATATCAAATATACAAAAAGAAAATGATACTCTTAAAGGGCAAATAGCTTCTGCAACATCAGCATCTGCTGATGCAGCAAAGGAAATTCAAATTTTAAACGCTCGAATTGCGGATCTTGAAGCTAAATTATCAACAGCAAATGTAACAACTAGTTCTGACGATGCAACTAGCACAGCACAAGATAGTGAAATTAATTACTTAAAACAACAATTGATTACAATTCAAAAAGAAAAGGATGCTTTAGATTTACAAATCACTAATTTACAAGCCGAAAAGGCAACTCAAGCAGCACAAATAAGCGATATAGAAAATGAAATAAAACAAAGCATAGAGGAATTAAAAAGATTTGAAGCACCTGATTCACTAGATTCTAACATACAAAATTTAGAAGTAGAATTTTCTAAAGAAATACAACAACTTGAAGAATTGTATAATAAATTAACAGCAATCGATAATGATCCATCAATAGCACCTAAAGGAGGTAGCCGTGGTGGTAAATCTAAAAAGCATCGTAAAAAGACGAACAAACGACGCAAAACACAAAAAAAAAAGCGTTCAATAAAAAGAAAAATGCGGGGTGGTTACACATATGGAAAAAGAAAAATGCGGGGTGGTTACACATATGGAAAAAGAAAATCAAGAATAGCAACAAGTAAAGGAAAAAATTCTAAAAATTCTTCTTATTGGGACAGTTATAAACCCGTATCTAAATCCAAAAATGTTATTTTGTTATAATTTTATATAATTTTATATAATTTTATATAATTTGCTATTTTCTCGGTCGTAACTTTGAGAGCATCCCTTTTAATCTTGGAAGGCGACAACAATTTAATGGCCATTTTCCGTTTCTTTCACGATAATTTAATGATTTTGGAGTCAACCTTAGTGCAATGGTTGCCTTTTTTTCCTTAAAAATGCGTTTCCACGTTCGTTGAACAATACGAAGCCAAAATGTCTTTAATATAGCTACACATTCGTCACCTTTTAGATAAACACATTTAGCTATTTCAGGTTTGATGTAATGTTCATTTGATATAATGGTTTTATAATTTCGAATAAAGGGGTGGATTGAACGATTATTATTTGGAATAATATCGTTGCTTATATGCTCTTTAAATGAATCAATAATTTCATAGATTGATGAAGTATTTTCATCGTCATCGTCATCTTCTTCTTCGTCATCGGTTTCGTCGCTATCCGAAACATAGGGTCCTGTTTTTACAAGAGAGTAATCATAATCACACACATAATGAGCTAAATAATGTCCTTGGATTTCTGGATCAGAATTTTCATCTATCCCGTGAATATTTGGATTATATATTTCACATACTACGATATTAAACTTGGAATTTTGAAAATTTATACTATTGTGAAAGCGTGATTCGTAGATAGAATGCATATCTTATTATTAATATTATAATTTTATTTATTATTAATAATTTTCAATTTTTTTTGTTTTTATTTAAAATGATATATATATAAATGAAAGTACCTAGTTCTGTATCAAAAGTTCTAACCAATAAGTACGTTTTATATTTTGTCTTATTTTTAGCAATAACAAATGTTTTGGGATATATGGTTATGGGACAATTTACCACGACTTTATTCTTCATTATCGTAGCTTACTTAATTTCAAACTTTAGTCAAAATATGATAATTGTCTTAGGGGTTGCTCTTCTCCTAACCAACATTTTAATGGTTGGACAAAAAGTAAAGGAAGGTTTTGAATCGCAAAAACTTAAAACAAAAGGATCTGGTTCTGGATCCAAAACAGAAAATATTGTAAGACCTATTGACGATGATAAAGAAATCGATGAAATTGATATGACCGGACTTCACACAACATCCGTCGCATTAAATGCATCGCCTGAAGATGCCCCAGATAACGATCTGGCAAATGAAGAGTCGATGAACGTAATGAGCAATAAGAAACGTAACCGAATTGATTATGCGACAACCATCGAAAATGCATATGGTGACCTAAATGACATATTAGGCAGTGATGGTATCAAAAGATTAACAGATGACACGCAAAAATTAATGACACAACAATTGCAGCTTGCGGATGCAATGAAAAGTATGACCCCCCTTCTAGAGAATGCGAAATCAATGATGCAAGGTTTCGACATGAAGAGTTTAGATGGTTTGTCTGATTTAGCAAAGACGTTTAATCCTTCCAAGTAATAAACCTGTATGTGTAAAAAAGTATTGATATATATAAATATATATGCCAATAAATAAAAAATGCCCACCTGGAGTATTTTGTATAGAAAATATGACTATGGGATTCATCGTGATATTATTCATTTTTGTCGTATATCTAATATACGTTTCTTTTGTTAAATCGAAACACGTGAATGTAAATAATAACAACAGAATTGTTATTGAAGATAAAAAACCATCGCGGGCCTATGAAAGTGGATTCGGCTTCTTCCAAGCACCAAATTATCCCTACTCTAATTTACCAGCGGATGTTCTATTGAATCCCTATGTCCCTCCTTTAAGAGATGAGAGATATCTTGTCCCAGAAATTAATATTGTACCCCCGGGTCGCGTTCCTATTAATATTTCTACAAATGTGGGTGCAGTCGACACAACTTACCGTCAAGTTGGTCTTTTAACTCCTGTGACAGGTTATGATAAACCTAATTGTAGAAATAAAATTAAAAAATTTGAAAATGAAACTCTGAACAATAATATAATACCATTAATGGGTAGGCCATTGTTTACAAATCGAAATATGTGGCAATACTACACAATGAGTGATCAGAACAACAGCGTGAAGCTGCCAATTCGGTTTAAAGGAAAAAACGCTTCTAATGAATATGGTGTTGATAAAATATGCAACGGAGATATTGTATATGTAGAAGGATACCAACGGGCATTCAGGGTAACAGAATACGAGAATGACACTATTCAATATTTACCATTTCTCTAAATTGTACTATTTGTAACTTTATAATGGCGTAATGTTTTATTGCATAAATTGAAATGATTTACATTTCTTAATGTATTTTTATTATGGTTAGTGGATAATTTTCCAGTAATCTTGTACCTTTTCATTGTTTGTTTTTTCTTATTATATATTTTTGATAATTTACCTTTAGTTAATTTCATAATTGGTTTATATATAAAAAAATAATATTTTATTTTTTCTATTATTATTGTAAATGTCAAATCCTAAAACAACCTTTATTAGTAAAGATAATATTGACAATTTTTGTAATGAAAAATGTTCATTTAATTTCAATTATTCAACTATAACATCCCTTACCGCAACAAATAACGGTAAGTATTTAATTTACAACTACGTTGATGCAGGGAAGCCGCCTGTTACATTTAACAATTATGCTTATTCGGTGGATCAAATTGACATCTATTTTCCATCTGTTCATTATTTTTCAGAAAATACCGGTGGTAATTGGACAGCTGACGGTGAAATTATTATAAGACACAAAGCAGATAACATTGGCAATCAACTTGCTGTATGTATACCAATTTCACGCAGCTCGATAACGGGTAGTAGTGCTGGGAGTAAATTTATAAGTTCAATATTGAAACAAGTTGCCGATGCGAATTTGACATATTCATCCAGTGAAAATCCGATGAATATAGATTTAAATAATAATAATTATTCATTAAATAATGTGGTACCTTCTGTTCCATTTTTTTTCTATACCGGTCAAGACAACAATTCAACAAATATCAATTTTATTGTTTATAGTTTGGAAAGTGCAATTACAATAGATTCTTCCATCATAACAGAATTAAACAAACTGGTTAGTCCAGATCAAGTATATCCGTCTACGGACTATTTACAATACAATGAAACAGGAAAGGCTTCAAATGGTGAAACTGAAATATACATAGATTGTCAGCCGACCGGTAATTCAGATGAAATGATTGAAGTAAAATATGACAAACCTCCAATCAAAAATGATATGTTTTCAGGGAACAATGTTATTTGGATTATTTTAATTTTTGCATTAATTTTAATTTTATTTATACTTAAGCGAATCTATAATAAATATAACTATCAATCAATGGGTGCTGTTTTTCTTATTATATTAATTTTTATTGTAATACAAATATTCTTTAACAATATTATTTTTATAGGTATAATTGGTGTTTTTATCATCGTATTGCTTTTTATGATAGTTGAAAGATTTTTTATTAGTATAAAAAATGATTGAAATCAAGTTAATTTAATTTATCAGTAAATTTATAGAAAATTGTTTATATTTTATATAAATTAGATAACACCAGTGTAATCAATAGGAGCCGCGTCGTGCAAATCATCCAATACTGGATTGAATGAATAGTTGGTAGATCCATCAGTGATAGAATGATTCAAAGGTGCCATTTTTTTGACAACCTCTTGCTCTAAAGTATAAGGGAACTGATTGTACATTGTCATTGCAGTATATTTTTTCTCTTCAGTTGGCAAATACTTGTTTAAACCGTATGTTCCAGTAACAACTTCGGAATTATTAATAAGGTGATATGCAACAAAGAAGCCAAGAACACCTAAAATTGGGTTTGTATGGGCAAAAAGAATCATTGCTATAACAACTACAATTACTTTCCCATATAATGTGTCTATTACATTAGCAATGACCGACGGTGTTTTATATCCCAGCAATAAATAAATAACAAAAAGCACACCTAATAATAATTCACCAATGTTTTTCTTCTTGAATAAATCTTGTAAATTATTCATATAACATATTTATAGATTTTATTTTTACAAATAGATAAACGATGCGTAAAGTAATAAAAACGTTATTTTAATAAAAATTGATAATCAAAACAAGTTAAATAGAAAGGCAAAATATTTATAACACAATGTCAGATGAATTAAACGACAACTATTTTCCAAAAACGCTAAACACTTATATTGGTCAAAAAGGGTATACTATTTTAAAAAAAGAACTTAATATCGAGCAACAACACGCCTTACGCAAAGAGCTTGTTGCTAAACCATTCACACAAGGATCAATGGGCGGTCCAATAATTACATTTCCTATTTACCGCGAATCCAATAATAAATTCTATATTCCGCGTTATTTCGGTGAACGCCATTTTGGATATGCGAAAGATTTTCGAATTTCAAATGGAGAAGATATTTCATTAAATTTCGCCGGCGATTTGCGTGAAAATCAAGTGCCTGTCGTAGAAACCTTTCTGAAACATCTTGAAGTTAATGGTGGTCGCGGCGGCGGCTTGCTCGAACTCCCGTGTGCTTATGGAAAGACTGTATTAGCACTCAATATATGCAGTCAAATAAAAAAAAAGACGTTAATCATTGTTCACAAAGAATTCTTGATGAATCAATGGATCGAGAGAATAGGACAATTCTTGCCTGGTGCACGCATTGGTAAAATTCAAGGCCAAATTATGGATATAGAAGGCAAGGATATTGTCTTAGGAATGCTTCAATCCATTTCTATGAAGGAATACCACCAAGATACGTTTAATAGTTTTGGTTTAACCATTATTGATGAAGTACATCATATTTCGAGCGAGGTGTTCTCGTGTGCCTTGTTCAAAATAGTTACGCGTTATACACTCGGGTTATCGGCTACAATGAATCGCAAGGATGGTACGACAAAAGTGTTCAAAATGTTCTTGGGCGATATTGTATATAAAGGAAAGCGTGACGAAGAGCATAAAGTAGTTGTTCGGGCGGTAGAATACAAGGCGAAAGACGACGAATTTAATGAAGTCAAACTGGATTTCAGGGGGAATGTGCAATATAGCACACTTATATCGAAATTGTGTGTATATAATCACCGCACCGAGTTCATATTGAAAATTGTGAAAGATTTATTTGAAGAGAATGAATCCCAACAGATAATGTTATTGGCTCACAATAAAAATGTGCTTACTTATTTACACGATGCTATTAAAAATCGCGAAATAGCTGGTGGAAGTGTAGGTTATTATATTGGCGGGATGAAAGAAGCGGCTTTAAAAGTGACAGAAGGAAAACGCGTTGTTATTGCAACCTATTCTATGGCCGCAGAAGCACTCGACATTAAAACCCTAACAACACTTATTATGGTTACACCCAAAACCGATATAGAACAAGCAGTTGGTCGTATTCTGAGAGAAAGACACGGCAGCCCAATTGTAGTCGATATTGTGGATTCACATCCGCCTTTTCAGAACCAGTGGTCTAAACGCAAACAATTTTATAAGAAGCAAAATTATAAAATTATCCAAACCACGTTTGATAAATACACTACAGATATTTCTAAATGGAAAGTAGTATTTGATCCTTCTACTACAAATTCTTGCAATTCAAAAACAACAAACACTAAAGATGAACCAAAACTAGTCGGCAAATGTTTGCTTAAATTACCTTCAAAAAAACAGTAAAATACCGCAATTTACCACGCTTGAAACCCGCGATTTGTATTGTAATTGTAATTATCGACGCAGTTTGTGCAGTTTGGAAGCAACGTATATGGTGCAGGATTCGCTAAAGCAAGATCACTCGGACCTAGAACCCCGCCGCGAGAATAACTGGGTGTAATTGGTATGTCGCTTTGGAATTGATGATAACCACCCTTTTGTTTTTTGTGTCGTCGCTTGCCGCCCATTACATTGTATGGATTGGTTACACCTGCAACCGGACCGGCTGAAACATATGCATTTGTACCGTTTACTAAATGTAAATTTTGTTGAGGAACAAGCGGGTGATTTAACACTGTATTTCCACCTCTGCGATGACGGTGTCTGCGTGTTTTATGGTTTTTTTTATTTGCGTGAGACGACTTTTTTTTGTATAGAGATAATAGCCGCCTCTTAGTATTTTTACGCATTTTTTTAGAAGTCATCCTATACTTATTAACAATATTTTTTATTTTTTTGCGAAGAGTCTGTTTTTTTTTACCACCGCCGCTTATCCTAGATGCATTTGCTGCTGCTGCATTATTGCTAAAATTGTCGGGGAGAGCAAATTGCCTTGAGGTTTCAATAGAGCCGAATCGACCAGGCCACGATGAATTGTCAACATTGACAAAATTCCCGTCCACATTATTTAAAGGGGTAACCGAATGCTTGAATAAATAGTTTGACATATATATTAATATTTATTTTTTTCTAAACGGACAAGTTCTGATTTATTTGTTATTTTTTCACTGGACAATGCTTCTCGTATAGGTGTCCATTTCCTGAATTTATAGTTATATTCGCACACCATATTATATGCACGGTCCAAATAAACAAATTTATCCTCTTTGTCATTTTCGAATTCTTCTTCGTCGTCACTCTCTTCAAGTGCATCTAGATTTTCGTTTTCTTTAATATTTCTAAATAACCTGTTCATCATTACACTTGTTTTAAAATCGGGTATATATGCGACATTATAATAGTTTAATTCGCCATTGTCATTTAAATGCAAATGATATAT